GACCGGATAAACAGGCTTGGAGCCCATGGCGCTTCATTGGCATCACTCGGGGTAATAAAAAAATAAGGAAGGTAACAAGTAATGGCAACAGGAACAGTAAAATGGTTCAACAGAGAAAAAGGGTATGGGTTTATCACAGTAGACGGTGGAAGTGATGTCTTTGTGCATTGGAAAAACATCTTAGGAGATGGGTTCAAGATGCTGGTTGAAGGCGATTCCGTAAGATTCGACATCGAGGAAGGCCCGAAGGGAGATCAGGCAGTTAACGTGAGGGAAGAATAATGATCAAGCAAAATGGCAAATGGACGAGGATTCCACCCGAGCTTGAGCGGGCTTTTTACGCCCACCATGAGGCCGGTCATGTGGTGATGCATTACCTCAAAAAAGTGAGATTTGCTTATGTGACTATCAATGGAACCATGTCTGAACGTCCAGATGTTAAATCTTTCGTCTGCGTTAATCCAATATCCTTTGAGAAAAGGAAAAAGGTACTGGAAAGGGAATTTCTTCTTGATATGGCCGGGACAATTGCCGAAAAAATTTATCTCAAGTCCAAAGGCTATGAGGTGTGTCCCGGGTATACAAAAAGTGACTTGCGGTTAATCATGAACAAGGCTGAAAAGTATTTTGGGATTACAGAACCAGATGTAATTGACAAAAAACTAAAAGAACTTGAGCCCGAGTGCAAAAATCTCATTGAACAGAACTGTAAAGCTATTACAGCCATTGTGGAAGCCCTACTGAAAGAAGAGACGATAGGATACAAAAAGGCCAGAGAGATCATCAAAAGAATAAAATAAGTTTTCGTCTTGTTATAGAAAAAAACTATAATAACATATATCACGAAAAGCCCCCTTTTCATGCATAGAGCCCCATGGAGGCCAGCCGACGGCCAAACCATTGGGGCTCTTTTGCTTTTAGGAGGTTAGTGAATGTTTTGGAACAGCGTTGTTGACGATGTAGCATTTCGAACATGGGGATTCAGTGCGACTGACCCCGTCTTGATGCGGAAGCAGGAACACCTCCGCAGGATTGAGTATTACCACGACTTACAGTTAGATTTCCTGCGGATGCAGCTTACCCGACATTTCGCAGATGCAAGCAAGATCACGCCGATGTTTATCAATGTGACCCGAAAAGTCATAAACAACATTGCCAGGGTTTACATTTATCCGGTCACGAGGCAGATCGTCAAAGGCTCAACAACCGACACCGAACTTTTCCAAGCAATTGCCCTCACATCGTCTCTTGGAAGAAAACTCAAGCTGGCAAGTCGATATTGCAAGCTCCTTAAAACCCTTCTGCTCAGGCCAATATGGCGTGATGGTCACATGGACTTGGACCTGATAACGGGTGACAAAACCGATGTCACTTATGGTGATGTTCCGGAGCAGTTACTATCGGTCAAAATAACGATCTATCCTGACTCAGGAAAGCTCGAAGACCTAACATATAGCCTTTGGACTGCCCAAGAGTTCCAGACGCTTGACTACAGAAATAAAGTGATTGCAAGCCAGCCAAATCCTTACGGCGTTTTGCCATTCGTCCCGATCTGGGATGGTGTTCCAGTTCGAGATTTTTGGATCGATGGCGGTGACGATCTGATCACAGCCCAGGATGCCGTTAACGAGAGGTTGACCGATTTATGCTATGTTTTACGCCTTCAAGGATACGGTCAGCCTTATACAATCGGTGTACCACAAAGCACCGACTTTTATTTGGGACCAGGTGCAGTAACCCAACTGCCACAGGGATGTAGCATGGGCTTTGCCTCAACTAACGCCCCAATCAGCGCGATCATCGAAGCAATAAAATTTCTCATAGGTCAGACAGCTGTCTCGTATGGCCTGTCCGCGCATATTCTAATTGACGAACCGGAACGATCTTCCGGAATTAGCAAGATAATTTCTAGCCAGGAGCTAGATGAAGCCCGGCAGGACGAGGTCGAGCTTTTCATGGATTACGAGCATAACTTATTCAATATGTTCAAGGTTCTATGGAACCATCACAATCCTGGTAAACAGTTTTCCAAGAATGCAGAATTAAAAGTATCATTTGAAGATCCTAAACCAGAAGTTGATCCTCTGGTCCAAGCGAACGCATGGACTGCATTGATGGGCATGGGCGTCATATCGCCTGTGGACATCGTCATGGCTCGCAATCCTGACATAACGAGTAGACAAGATGCCCTCGCATATTTGCTGACTGTAGAATCCGAGATGAGAACCCTCAATGAGGGATATCCCATAACCCCAAATCCAGGAAGGACGGTACCCTAATGGAAAAAGAAGCAATCGTCAACGCAGACGGAAAAAGCGATGAAACAAAGGAAAAAGCCCAGGCCCAGGGCACGGACAATGCCACCGAAAAAGGCAGCAAGATGATTCCCAAGGAACGATTCGATCAGGTCAACCAGCAGAAAAAAGAGGCTCTTGAAGCCCTGCAATCCATTGTTGATGAACTCATCGAGGACATCCCGGAAGAGTTTAAAGACCTCGTCCCTGACCTATCACCAGCAGTTAAAATAATGTGGATCAGGAACGCGCAGAAAAAGGGAATCTTTGGGAAGACATCTCCTGATGGGCTAGACACAAAGAGATCCGGGAATACGGCCCCCAGAAATCTTGAAGGTCTTAGTACACACGATTTAAGGAAACTTGGTTACAAAAACTAAAAAATAAATCCATTGTCTCAACATAGTTAGAGGCCATTGAAGAGCCCTTGTTTCTGACGTGGAAACAGGAGGAAAATCAATGGCTTTAACATTGTTAGATCAAGCTAAACTTTGCGTTGATCCGCTTCAAAAAGGCATTATCGAAGAGTACCCGCGAACTTCTGAGGTGCTTCAACGACTACCCTTTATGTCAGTTTCAAGTGATACTTACAGATACAACAGGGAAGAAATTTTGCCAGGTGTCGGTTTTCGAGGCGTGAACGAGAGCTATAATGAAAGCACTGGCATACTCAATCCCCAGATCGAGACACTCATGATCTCAGGTGGGTTTAGCGATGTTGACCGTGCTCTAATTAAAACACAGGGAAATGTAAACGATCTTCGGGCAATTTATGACGGACTAAAGGCCAAGGCATTAAGCCTGTTCTGGACTAAAGAATTCTTTAAGGGTGACACTACAGTCAACCCACGAGGATTCGATGGTCTTGAAAAACGTCTGACTGGTCCGCAGCTCCTCGATATGGGCTCAAGTGCAGGTGGTGACACCTTGACCCTTGCCATGCTCGACGAGCTGATCGACTGCTGCCCATGGGGTGTTGATTGTTTGTTTATGAACAGGACCATGAGGAGAAAGGTCAATGCCTTGATTCGTGCTTCCGGTGCAGCAATCGAGACGGTCTCTGATGCCTTCGGTCAACAGATACCTTCATATGCATCCATACCAATCGGGATAATTTGGATCGATGAAAAAGGTAATGAAATCCTTGATTTCAATGAACCTGCGCCTGGTGATGGTGCTACTGTTACCACCTCAATTTATGCAGTTAAATTTGGTGCAGGGCAGTACGTTTCAGGATTGCAGGTCAGTCCTATAGAAGTGCTCGATCTCGGCTTGTACGCTGGCGGTATCAAGTTCAGAACGCTGATCGAGTGGATCAGTGGCATGGCTGTCTTTAACTCAAGGGCAGCAGCGCGTCTACGTGGAATTAAAAACGCATAATAGTGTCTCACTCCCAGGAGTGAGTGTTTTACCCGACCGGTCTGCCACTCAGACCTGTGTCATATTCTTAAATGGGGAGCAAGGATCGGCCTTGCTCCCCAGCCTCCAAGAAAGGATGAAGCATGGAACGTAAAAGAGGTAGGCCCAAGAAAAGTATAAAACTGATGGAAAATAGGGTTGGGTTCTTCATTGAGATTTACAAGGATCTTCATCAGCAACTTAAGACTGAGTCCGACAGGCAAGGTGTGCCCATGTGCAAGTTTGTAGAAATAGCAATCAAAGAATTACTTAAGTCATGTACAATGACATCTTAAAATTCCAGCATCGTGTAGATCAACGAAGCAATGCTCTTGCCTCGGATATGATCCGAGAGCTTGATGCTGCAAGGGTTGAAATCCTTGGAAAACTGGCTGATCTGCAAGATCGTTACATTCGAGGCGACTACAACACCGAGACATTTCAACGTAAACAGGCTTTCTTACTGCATCAGAGGAACGAGGTTGAAGATACCCTTGATAGTGTTTTCAGCAATATTGGAGATCAACTCCAATCAGCCTCAGAAGACGTTATCGCAGCGACAACCGTACACACGATCAGTACAATGAACAATAGCACTGGCCTTGACATCCAGTTCTTCCACTTGGACCCTGAACTTGTCCAGGCATGGTTCCAGACCGGCCTTATCGAAGGCTCGACCCTCACAGACTGGCTCAATAAGCTAAAACAGTCCACAGCCGACAGAATAATTAAGGCACAAAGACAATCCCTCATTCAGGGCGAGAGTGTGGGGGGAATGGTCAAACGATTACGCCAGGAGGGCGTTGAGGGAAGTTATCGAGACCTCACTGGCCTTGCCCGAACCAGTATGCTTTCGGCTGCAAACTATGCTCGTGAACAAACCGTTACTCAGGGCTTCGGGGATGTGCTCACGGGCTGGCAATATTGCGCCACGCTAGATTCGAGGACGTGTTTGGTGTGTGGGGATTTGGATGGAACCACATATGGCCCTACAGATCAAAAAGAAGATTTACCCTTACATTGGTGCTGCCGATGTTGCTACATTCCACTAGTAGGTGGTGAGGGTGCTAACACTGATGATCGTCCAGCCGTTACAGATGAAAGAGTTGAGAGGTTTGACGGCACATACAACGAGTGGATGCAATCGCAATTAGAATCCGACCCCGGCTTCGTCAAGGATGTTTTAGGCCCTGGAAGGTTTGATTTATTCAAAGATGGGAAAATAAGCCTTTCAAATATGGTTACAAATGGCGAAATAACAACCCTTGCAGACCTCAAAGGATAGGGGTTTTCAGAGGTCGGGGCTAACCTTTATCCTTCTATAGCCACTAAAACCGCTCCATTAACATATGAAGCATAGCGATGATTTAAGTAAGTTACAATTTCATTATCCCATTTTAACTCATCCCCTTGATTATCTCTTGGCTTCCTATCTTTTATAGTCACCTCCATTGAACTATATACTCCAAACTGAACGCTAAAACCTTTGGCCTTCCCGTCTCTCATCGTTCCACTAATCATTATAAACTTATATTCCATTGCTTGACTCTCCTTTTTCTGGCTCCCCATATAGGGATACCCAGACTGCTCTTTTCATTTCTTTGGTTATGTATTTACCAACTATCGTTCTACAATCTTCAGCAAGTGCAATAAGCTCCTTTTTTGCTTTCTTTATGCGTTTGTCGGTCCAATTAGGGGTAACATCTAGAAGGTCACACCATTCAATATGACTGAGCATGTCATCCAAAACACATAACTGGGTTAACAATTCGCCAATGTCTATACTGCCTGCAACCTTACCATTTTTTAACTTACCCATTTTTCACCTCTCTCGTTCATCATGCTTACATTATATCATATTTTCAGATGAAACACGGTTTTCGGATAGGGTTTCAACAGGTCAGGGCAAAACCTTATCTCCTATATCTTTCTTTAATAATACAATCAATTTATATCTTTCACGAAATGTGAAAGATAGTCTTGTTTTTTAAATAAATAAAAATTATTATGAATATATCTTGTTATATCAAAAGCCTATGAAAGGAGAGAATTATGGTTGCAAAAAAGGGACAAGTTAAGAAGTCAGGCAATGGCGATACCATTGAAAAGATCAATCGCAAACCAGTCCAGAAAAAGGCGGCTATCAAGGACGATCAAACAGCAGCCCCCAAAGAAATCAAAACAGATGTTTTCGGTAACAGAGTCAATACCCAGTCCAGCCTGATCAATGAACTCCTCCTGAAAGGCACGAAGAAGGACGTCATTGTCAAGGCTATCATGGACAAGTTCAACAGTCCTGAGAAGACGGCTACCGGCAAACTTCGGGGGCACATCAAACACCTCAAGAAAGAAGGACATTCTGTAACCGAGAAGGATGACACCTATACCATAAAGATAAAAGGCTAGGGGGCGATATGGATCTGATTGAACGTCAGGCAAAAGCGGATCAAGTCAAAAACAGGGTGTTCAGTATTCTTACTGTGGCCTTAGCTCAGGTCAGGAATACAGTTGAGGAGTCCGGTCTTGAGATGAGAGACTGTGGCATCAGTGTTGAGCGATACCAGGCCGGAGATCATTCAATATTCGTCGATCTCAGGATGAAGATATAAAAATATAACCCGCACCTACGAAAGACCTCCCTTGGCCCCGGTGCAATGCCGGGGCCTTTTTTATGCCCCTCGATGAATTTGGGGAGTCCTTTTAAGGCCCCGCCGCAACTGTGTCTAATCCTTCAATGGAATCCAGGCCCAACGGTGAAAGCCTTCTCTAAGCTTATATTTATAACAATCACCATTCGAATAAGTTGATGTCAGGATTCCTTGATCAGCATTGTAATCCCAGGTAAAAATATCACCGTATGTTCCTCGGACCTGACACTTAAAACTTTTCTTTAAATCTATACTCAAAAAATCCAACTCGTCCTCGTCCCAAATTTCCTTATCTCCCAGATCCATTGTGATTCTCCTATAAATTTTTATTCGACGAATAAACAATCGTACAGACTATCGTAGCACACTTTTTTCAAAACCTTGTTCAGTCTGGAAAAATAGTTTTTATGAGTAATTATCTTGTTTTATTTATATATTTATTTTATGATATTCTTAAAATAAATAAGGCAGGAGGGCCAAGTTATGGCGGAAAAATTGAGGGCTTTTACCCTTTACATCGAAGATATAAAGCTCCGTAAGATGAAGGCGATAGCAGCCTACAAGGATAAAAAGACAAGGGAAATTGTCAACGAGATGTTCGATCTCTACCTGGCAAAGTTCGCTGAAACTGAGCAAGGCAAGCAGCTTATGGCATCCTTTGAAGAAGAACACAAAGGGGAAATCAAACTTACTCGCCTGAAGAAACCGGAATCACAAAAACCATGATATAATAAGGGGGAAATATGGCTGATGTGTACATGGTCACTAGAACATCGACAAATCACCAGGACCTTTCCATTGAGGCCCAGGATGCAGCCCTGAGAAAATGGGCTATGAATCATGGGCACATTGTGAAGGGTATTTCCACAGAGGACGGGGTGAGTGGTGGACGGGACATTAAGAAGCGTCATATTATGAAGATCCTCAACAAGATGGGCAAAGGTGACATCCTGGCTACGTATTCATGGAGTAGGCTGACGAGAAGCCTTTCAGACCTGATGGAAATTGCCAAGATCCTGGAAAAGAAGGGGTCACATTTGGTGAGTCTCGTAGAGCAGATTGATACGAGCACCCCACAGGGCAGACTCTTCTATCACATCATGGGGTCTATGCATCAGTTTGAAAGAGAGCTGATTGCTCAGCGAGTTAGGTTTGGACTGGACCACAAACGGTCAAAATCTGAGAAGTTGGGTGGCATGATTCCATTCGGCTATGATGTGAAGGTGGTTCCCGGTATGAATCGCAAGGGTGAGCCGACCAAGATCAAGAAGCTGGTCCCAAACGAGAAAGAGCATTTTATCATAGAGAAGATACTTACATTGCGACGGGAGTCATGCACTTTGAAGAATATTGCCAATACACTGAATGCCGAGGGCATCCCGACCAAGAATGGCAGTGTATGGCTTTCGGGCCAGATAAATAGGATAGTTCGACGGGAGGCAAGGGCATGACTACGGATGGATTGAAACCACCTCTACGTTTTGGGGTGCTGTGCCGTGTTAGCACCGAACCTCAGGAAAAGCGTGGGGAATCCCTGAACAATCAAAAGAAGCAGGTCGAGTCTGCCGTGAAATATCTTGGTGGGATAATTACCATGCGATATGAGGGGCAAGAGCATAGTACACCAGGATCTGAACGAGAGATGCTTGACAGGGCTCTCGTAGATTCTGGCAAAGGTCTCTTCGATGCATTTATGGTCCCTGATCTCACAAGATGGACCAGGGACAATGAAAAGAATAAGCAGAGTATCAGAATTTTTAGGATGAACAAGATACGCTTTTTTGTAGGAACGATGGAGTTCAATTTAAACAAGTCTCATGATCGAATGATGATTGGAATGACGACAGAGGTCGGAGAAGGCACCGCTGGCTATATGGCAGAGAGGAGCAAGGAATGTCGTCATGATCTATTTAGTAAAGGAGTGCCATGTGTCGGTCAGAAACCCTATGGACGAAAGTATGACAAGAAGACAGGCACATGGAGTATCGACGAAGAAAAGAAGGAAATGATTAAGATAGCAGTCAAGAAGTTTCTATCAAAGATAGGCCGTGAGAAAATAGGCCGTGAGAAAATTGCAGAGGAAATGGGAATTTCTCCAAGCACATTGTATATCATCTTCAAAAAATTCCTTGGTGATACATGGACCACTAAAATGGGGACAATGAAAATCCCTCCCCTGATTGAGGATCAGAAAATCATTAAAGCAGTCCATGAGAGACTTGAAAACAACAAGACCATCAACCATGATCCACGTGGGAAACATGCATATCTGTTATCCAGCATCATATTTTGCGCTGATTGCGGACTCACCCTGAATGGCGTTCCCGATCAGATGAACTATGGAAAGACTGAGGCCCAATATAAATATAGGTACAGACACCCAAAGAACAAAAGCATCAAGCGTTTTTGCCCAAATTATAAAGCATGGGACATCAGGGCAGAGGACATAGAAGAAGCTGTGATAATCCAAATGCTATATCTTTTTGGACATAGAGAAGCATTAGAGAAGTCCATATTAAGAACTGTCCCCAATAATGAAAAATTGCAAGAACTGTCTGCCACCAAGGCAAGGTATAATAAGGAGTTCGATAATATTGAAAAAGAAATACAGACCCTCATTGAAAAAACCGTCAAAGGAATATTTACGGATGAAGAAGCAAGACCCACTATGGAAAAATATCGTGAACGCAAGAGATTCCTCAAACTAGAGATGGATAATCTCGATACTCAGATTGGACAATCACCAACCAAAAAAGAGCTTAGTGCACTTGCCAAAAGAGTTCACCAACAGGCTTGGAAGGCACTTTATCAAAATCCTGCAAAAATGACATGGACTCAGAAACGGGAACTTTTGTTAAAGGTATTTTTAGGGAAGCATGTCTCTGGCGATAAACCAGGTATCTATGTCAAAAAAGTTGATGATGTCGTGCATTATTCTATCAAAGGACTAATCAATCAGGAGATTGAGGGGTGTCTTCCAATGAGCGATTGGGAGAGGGAAGAATTGCTAGATAATCCTATAAAAGCAAAAGGGAATAATATAACAAGTAAATTTAACAATTACTGAATTGAAAAATGGTTATGCTTTCCCTGAACATGGTCCTCTCATACAGACCGGAAGCGAACTTCCCGGTCAGTTCGTTGCATGTGTTTTTGTAGCTCATCACCTGCGAATTGTGGTTTGATGCTATGGAACCGATGTCTGCAACAATACCGTTCAGGTCGTCCACCGTCTTCTGCAGGTCCGCTTGTTGGGCCTGGAGGCCTTCCAACTCGGCATCGAGGGACTGCTTCTGCCCGGAAAGACTTTGAAAGGTTCCCCTGGAGACGGTGTCATCCTTATTCGCTGCATCAAGCTCAGCCCTGTAGGCATTCAGGTGCCTCATGTATGCATCATATTGCGCTGAATAGGCGGCATTCTTCCGCTCCACCTCGGCTTTAAGATCATTGTACAGGGACATGAGCTCATCATACGATGCCTTTGCATCGTCTATGCCTCTGCTGATGTTTTTCAGATTGTCCGTTACTGCCTGCCGGTTGTCATACACCAGGTCTATCTCGATGGAGCCGGCCGGGTCTTCCTGGAAGATCTTGTGCCCGATGGCCTTCTCCCACATGGCGACCGCCTCATGAACGGCATCCGTAACCTCCTGCCTGCTCAATCCGAAGCGCTCATCGATGGAGTTGATGCGGTAGGTCATGATCGTGTTGAATGCCTCTGATCTGCCCTGGAAGATGCAGACAAAGAGGATACAGATGATGATTTGTGGCAGATACCTGATGGGGCTTAAGGGGTGGCTCGTGTATGCATTTTTCATCATGGTGGTACAGATATTTTTCGGGTGATATTCTAAAAAGCTTAACAGGCTACTTGTTCTCACCACGAAGGACTTAGCGCAGCATAGCCGCAACCAAAATGAGCTTGGGATTTGAGCAGACATAGAAGTCCTTCACCACGAAGAGCACTTTAGGACACGAAGAAAGGAAACCTTTTGAAATAGTGGAACGGTTCAAAGAACCCACGATTGTCTGTTATGCATTTCTTAGATCATCTTCGTGCTCTTCGTGTCCTTCGTGGTGAAATTTCCCTGTGTGTGCTCTTCAACGATCCGGGGAATTCCAGGGACACCCTACTTAATTCTTGCATTCCAGACTACGCTGCTTCGTGATGCGGTTGCACCTCGCTATCGATTCTTTCCTTGAGTTTCTCCTGCGCTACCTCGAGATCGTAGTGGGTCTGAAGGTTCATCCAGCTCTGGGCATCGGTGTTGAAGAAACGTGCAAGCCTCAGGACAGTGTCTGCAGTGATGGAACGCTTACCTGCAATAATCTCTCCTATGCGCCTCTGGGGAACGCCTATGGATTTGGCCAGACGGTACTGGGTAATGCCCATGGGCTTGAGGAAATCCTCCAGGAGTATCTCTCCGGGATGAACAGGGGGCAGTGCCCTCTTCATAATCTTCATGGGATGTCTCCTTTTTCTTTTTCAGTGGTAATCCACTATCTCCACATCAGCGGTCAAATCTATTTTACGATCAACAATCAAATCTTAAAGGCCTCAATGGAGCTCATAAATTCATACATCTTATCCGATGCGTTTCTGATGATCCTCAGCAGTTCCTTCCTCCATCTTCCCGGCATGCCTGCATAGATGTCCCGGAGCATGCGCCTCTGGCTCTCATGGCCTAAAAGATATTCGCCCACCTGCCGCGCCGTCTCGATGTCCTTCTCCCTCTTGAATGATTTTGTGCGCCTGCCGCTTATGATGAACTTGTGCAGTACATAGGCTGCCGGCTCCGGCACATTGATGGATATGCCGTTGTAAGAAGCCCTCATCACATGCCCCTGGAGAAGATCCAGATACCTCAATCCCTGGGCGTCTACATGGAGCTTCTCGATAGCGTAAGGCTTGTCCCTGCCTTTGCCCCTTTCGGGCGTGAGAAATTCCACTTCAAGATCCGGATGGACATATTTCACGTATCCGTCCAGCATCGAAATATTCCTATCGAACCCAAGCCTTTCCAGGATCCGGGAGACATCAACATCCTTTTGAATATGCGGCGGGTTGGGGACCATGAAGTCTAGATCC